CCCCATTGTAAATGAGCTTAACGCAACCGTAGCCCCTATGTCCGTAATAACGGGAGCTATCAGCGTTAGTACATCCATTCCTAAGCCATAGTCTTGGTTGAATAACTTGGCTACTTCTCTCCGCCTTCCCTCCTCTTCAGCAGCTTCAGCTAATCGTTTAGCGGCGGACTCACTCTTAAAAATTAAAGCGGCAGGAATATTATATAGTGAAGTGAAAGAATCACCGATAGAAACAAGTATAGACTTTGATTGGTTTTTAAATGCGTTGTAGTTATTTTCGTCTGAAAGAAAAGCGTCCAATGTATCTACAGGATCTTCTCCTGCTAATACTCCTTTAGAAGAAGCTTCTATCCATTTTTCAGAAGTTGCTTTAGTTTGTTTAAGAACCTCGTTTACTGATGCATAGCGTTCTCTCCTAAATACTTCTCTTTGATTTCTCAATGAAGATCTCTGGTCGTCAGTTAATCTCTTATCAGAAGTGATAGCTTTTTCAAAACGAACAGGTTGAAGCATGAGTTGCGGATGTACTACAGCAACTTCTTCTCCGAAGAACCTAATGTTTTTATTCACATCACTTTCCTCAGAGTAGTATTTAAACTCTCCCGAAAAGTTAGCGCGTATTGCGGCTTGTTCCTGTGCCGCTTCATTAACTTCTTTATCCGAAAACCTTTTAAGGGCATCTTGAAAGCGTATGTCTTTATCTTCCGCATACTTCTGCGCTAACTCCGTCCTTAGCCCTTTAAGTAGAAAGTCTCTATTTAGTTCTACATACTCCCCTTTATGTAACTCTTTCTTTGGGGCTCTGCCCTCGTCTTCCCTCAACAACAAATCAGTTAAGTTATCGAGATACTGTTTAGCTTGAACAGTTCCCTTCTCACTGGTTATTACACTTAACTCAGAAGCAAGCCGCCCCTTCTTTTGTTCCCTGAATCGGGTATTTCCCTCAGTAAGTCCTTTACGCAAACCTGATTGAACTAAAATAGCATCATCATAAGTGACAGCCCCCTCAAGAACAGCGTTTTCAAAGGCCGCGCTGTTTCCATACTCAGGAGTATCCCCTCCTATAATGCGCCGCTCACCTTCTAGATTACGGAGAGAAGCAAACGGAAGATCCCCTGTATCTACTAAATATGCTTTAGCATCATTTAGAGTTTTGTTTGTAACTTCTTCTTTCCCGCCAGTTTCTTTTTCCTGCTTCCACAAAGAGGCTACATTTTCCCCAAAGGCACGGGCTACTAAATTAGTTTCCTTATCAAGAGATATAGGTTCAGGCTTAAATATATCTTCGGCTGGCGTATCTTCATTAACGAAACCTTCTTCAAGTAAGTGATTCTTTAAAGAAGACCGTATGTTTAATTCGACTTCGTTCGATAAAACCCCCTTATCAAACCAATGCATCCTGTGATAATTAGCATAGCTACGCCACTTTTGTTCGCGGTCGGGGATACCTGATCCTATTTGGCTATCCCAAGTTTCGAAATCTAAAGGGGGATTAACATTTATACCCGCCGCCTCCTGATCAACAGTTTGTAAAGCAAAGGGGTTAGCCCCCGTAGATAAAGGCGATATTTCTGACATAGCAGTAATAAGGTTATGTTGTTATTTAAAAACTAAATTAAAAAGTCCCTGCGGTTGATTTCTTTTTTCGAGGTGAAGTCCCTGCTAAGGACATATAATGTAAATCTTGTTGTGCTCCTACCCAATTATTCAAGCGGGTAGCTAAATCTTCTAAAGTCGAACTCTTTAATAGTTCTTGGTCTTCTTCTCTTAGTTGATCAATCGATGTAACTCCGTTAACTCGGAGTAAAATATTTTTAACATAGTCCCGCTTAAACTTAGCCGTGCCTTTAGCATTGGCTTTCTCAGGAGTCATGCCGAAGGCCCCCATTAATATCAAGTCCTCTGGAGTAAGCTCATTGCCCGCTATCCACTTAGTAGCTAAGTCAGCGTGTTCCTTAATACCCTCAAGTCTTTTAGTTTGAGCTGTTCGCGATAGCGTGGTAGCTCTTAATTTTTTACCGTAATCAGATATGTACTGAAAGCTTTTAACTTCCTCGTCTGACAGCCCCGATAAATTAGCTATACCTTCTGTATCTCCTACCTCAGCAAGTTTCGCGGCTAAGGACCTAGTTGATGTCTTACCCGCTCCAGTTTTTGCGAAAGTTCTATCAAACGTATTGATAAGATTCATTGTAGAGGGATCGTTTAAAGCGGAGGGGTGGTCTGTGAGGACATCTAACAATCCTCTGCTACGCTCTTCTTCAGATACGTCTGGCCCTATGAAAGGTTTAAGCCTCTCCGCCACAATAGGTCCTAAGTTAGCGGCTTTCCTTTGTTCGCGCATTTTACGTTGAGCATCTACTACGCCTAAGAAAGCAGCTTGCCCCTTATCAAAATTTCCAAACTGAGGTTCATATCTTCTACGAAATCCTTCCTGTTCTGAGGGGGTTAACCCTGAAGAAGCAAGGTCGCTAAAGAACTGACCTCTCATAGGGGCTATGTCCTTTTGATAATCAAATTCAGGTAGCGCTGCAAGCCTTTGAGATTCTGCAAACATATCAGCAGCCTGAGCTTCCATGATACGGTGCTCTGGGCGATAGGTTGTAGGCTCATTTAACCTAGCCTGCTCAGAAGCTAATGCCATCTGAGCCGCTTGATTTGTATACCCCTGCCTTCTTAAGCGGCGAGAAGCCCTCTTAAGTTTATTCGAAACGCGATCACGAGAAAACCGAGCCATTATCTATTTCTTCTTCTTTTTTTCTCTATTTCATTTACCTCGTTGGGAGAAAAAGATTTGTAAGAAACATTAGTCTTTCCTGCAAACTTTTTGGAAGGAGCTTCTGTTCTTACAACATTAGGATCTCTTGGAGCTTCGTAAGTTCTTCGTCGTTCGGGCATTCGCTCACCAGATAAAGCACGAACTTGTTTGGGGGTTACGCCTGTATCTTCAAAAAATTGTTGAGCTCCTTTTTGAGCTGTAGCTACATCCCTCATTCTGGATCTAGCTCTACCCAAAGCATCAGCCTTAGCCTGACGTTCTCTGCCAGCGATGCGCTCTCTGCCTACAACATTAGCCGCTGTAACTTGTTCATCAGTCCTTTGTGTAAACGGGGTTGGCTTTTTCATTTCCCGTGCCGCAGTTAAATAACTACTAGAACCCAATTGATACGTATCCCCCTTCAAAGTTTCACGGGCTTTGTCTAACACAGTCTGACGAGAAGTAGGCACGGGCGTGGCAGTTTTGTAGGGTCCATCTTTTTCGGGTTTGAATACATCAGACAAATCAGCTTTCCAGTAGCTAGGTTGACCTTTTGAAATAATGTCAGAGACGCTTTGTTGTTCCACATTTGGTCCTGACCCTGACCCTGACCCTGAGTCTGGGGCGGTGTCATGCATCATGGACCCTCCCTTGCCGCTCTCCCACCAAGGTTGGACGGGGGACCCAGTTTCTTTAGCGCGTTCCGCGTCCTCCTCTGCCTTACTAGCGGCGGCTTTTAATAATTCCTGCTGTTTTGTAAAACTTGAGTAGAGGTCCTGTGTTTCTTTACCACTAAGACTGAGAGTTCCTGTAGCTTCACTCAAAAGATCAGACGCAGTTTTCCCTTTAAGTAGTGGGCTCTTGTTTATCGTCTCTTGCTCCTCAGTAGATAGTTTAGTGCCTCTCCATATTTTAGATAAAAGAACAGCCGTTTTCGCTCTTTTGGCGGCTACTTTCTCCCTATCACGGGATGTGTGGCGGG